GGTGGCGGAAACGAGCTTGTACTAGTTTTAGATTTTGGTGGCAATAAAACAGCAACTAACGGAGACTTTGTTATTCAGTTTCCTACTGCTGATGCTTCAAACGCTATTATTAGATTAGGCGACGCGTAATAGAGGATTAAATAAATGGCTTTTGTACTTAACGATAGAGTAAAGCAGACAAGTACGTCCACTGGCACAGGAACTATAAACCTGTCAGCTACAGCTGAAACAGGTTTTGAAACTTTTGTTGCTGGTATTGGAAATACAAATAGTACGTTCTACTGTATTTCACATGATGGAACTTCTGAGTTTGAGGTCGGTATTGGAACTGTAACAGATGCATCACCTGATACACTTTCAAGAACTACCGTTATCTCCTCTTCAAACTCTGATAACAAAGTAGATTTTGGTGTTGGAACTAAAACTGTATTTTGTACTTATCCTGCAAAGAGAGCTCCGTCTGCAAGTATGACAGCTACAACATATATTAACACACACTCAGCTACGATTTCAGATTCACAAACAATTGATTCAGGAGTATTAGCAGGGCCCGTAACAGTAACTGGTACGGTAACAGTAACAGGTAATTTGGTAGTTATATAATGAGTCAGATAGAAGTCGATAAAGTAATACCACAATCAGGTACTAATTTACAAATTGGCGAAGCTGGTGATACTATTAATTTAACTACTGCAACTGTAAATTTACCAACAGGTGTTGGTGGAACAGCATGGCAAGCAGTAAAAACTTCTAATTTTACTGCTGTAGCAGGTGAAGGATATTTTGTAAATACAACAGGTGGAGTTATTACAGCAACTCTACCAGCGTCTGCAACTATTGGAAATGAAGTTTCAATAATAGATTATGCTGGAACAGCAGATACAAATAATATAACAATCGGAAGAAATGGACATAAGATTCAAGGAGCAGCATCAGATATGACAGTAGCAACTGAAAGAGCTGCTTTCACATTAGTTTATGTTGATGCAACACAAGGGTGGTTACTAAAGGACAAATAATATGGCTAATTATAGAGACATAAGATACACTGGATTTCCTGCAAGTTCAATTGCATCAGGAACTATATCAAACTCTCGTTTAAACATAACACAATTTGATGATAACAAATTAGTTAATGATATTTCTACACTTGCATTGAGACAAGCATCAAACGAAAACAAAGCTGCTTACAACACTAACTCAATGTATATCGATGTATTTCAAGATGCTACTGGACTAACTGGTTTAACTAATGCAGCTAGAACTGATGAGGAATTTGTTGCTAGTGTTTATGAAATTTTTGCAGCTACAGCTACAAAGTTAGATTGGTTTACTCCTAAACAAAATGGAACAACAGTAGGAGCAAGTAATTACCAAGTTAAATCTAATGGTGGTTCTTATGATAATCAAAGTTACATAGATGTTGTTGAAAGTGGTGTAATACAATATATTTCTCACGCTAAAGCACAAACAACTAACGAAGGTAATGGTTGGTCGCATTCAGGTGGTCATACTGGAACAATAGAATTTTATGGAGATTATAAAGAAACTAAAAGATTTAGTACAAGATTAGATATTTCAAAAAATAATAACTGGGGTGACTTTAATCAAATGAGACTTCAACATAGTTTAAATGGAACTGACTGGACTAATGTTGATATGTCAGGAATTTCACAATCAGGATCAACTGTTTATGGAACTTCATCAGGTAGTGGTGGTGGTTTAACATCAAGCTCTGGAACAAGTGCTGGATTATTTTCTTTTAATGCTAACTCTACTAGCACAACTCATATATCAGGTTTTACTATGCTTGGATTACCTGACTTTGATGCAAGATATATTAGATTTCAAAAAGTAAGTTTACATTCAGCAGCTAATAATAATGTTGGTGGTCTTTATTGGGATTTTTATAATAAAGAAAAAACACTTGGTTCTAATGCAACTGGTTCATTTGAAAATAATGCAATTACAGCTCCATCAAGTATTTCATCTATGGGTGCTATAATTACTTATCAAGACAACGCAGGTACTAACGCATTAAACACAGATATTGTTTTAAAACTTTCAGCAGACAATGGTTCTAATTATTCGACAGCTACACTTACAGCAATGCCTGATTTTTCTACTGGAATTAAAATGGCAAAAGTAAATGACTTGAGTGTGACAGCAGGTACACAATTAAAATATAAAATAGAATTTGCTAATCAAGCTCTTAGTTCTAAAGAGGCTAGAATTAGGGGCGTAAGCTTACAATATTAATATGAGTGAAGTAAAAGTAAATAAGATAAGTCCAAGATCAGGAACTGGTGTACAGCTAGGAGATAGTGGTGATACTATAACTGTGCCTAGTGGTGCTACATTAACTGGTACACAGAACATTGCAAACGCAGCCTTACAAGGATCTGGACAAATTACAATCAATGGTTCAGCAGTAGCTCTTGGTGGATCAGTAACTATTGCTACAGAAACAAGACCAACTTTTACATCTATCACACCATCAACAATTGAAAACACACAAACCACTTGTACGATCGCTGGTGGTAACTTTGTATCTACGCCTTTAGTTACAGCTATTAATAGTACTACAGGAGCAACTGTTGTAGCTGATGAGGTATCATTTACATCTGCATCACAGATTACAGCTAAGTTTACTATACCTGTAGATGGCACATACAAATTATATATTGAAAACCCAGATGGTAATGCAGTACAAACAAACGCTGTGCTTACAGTTTCTGATGCACCAGCATGGCAAACAGCAGCAGGTAGTTTAGGTGATTTTGCTGCAGGAGCAACTATTTCAACAATTACAATTACAGCAACTAATGCTACATCTTTTGCAGTGCAATCAGGATCTTTACCAACAGGTCTATCGTTGAATACAGGGTCAGGTTCTGCTACAATAACCGGGACTGTATCAAGTGGGATCTCTTCAGATACCTTGTTTAGTTTTACTGTTCGAGCAACAGATGCAGAAGCACAAACTGCTGATCGAGCGTTTACTATACAAATAACAGTAGGAGCAAATAACTCAGGACAGTTTAACTAGGACAATATTATGGCAAACAGTTATTTATCACATACACAAACAAATGATGCATCAAACACTAAATTTACTTTTTCTGTTTGGTTTAAAAGATCAAAATTAGGTAATCAGTGTATATACGCAACACAAGCTGGAAGTGAAGAAGGTAGAATAGAGTTTGATACCAATGATAGACTATTCTTGTACAAATATAATGGTAGTTCTTTTCAATGGAATTTATATACAGAAAGAAAATTTAAAGATATGAACGCGTTTTATCATCTTGTTTTAACCTATGACAGCACACAAAGCACAGCGAGTGATAGGTTAAAGCTGTATATAAATGGAACTCAAGAAACAGTATTTCAAAGTGGTTATGCAAACTATCCAAGTCAAAATGCAAATAGTGAATATTTTCAAGCTGCACCTGCACTTATAGGTGTTAATGAAAACACAACTCAATACTTTGAAGGTTATATGAGTCACGTAGCTATGTCTCATGGTTATGCATATGGTCCAACAAATTTTGGTGAAACAGATTCTACAACGGGTGCTTGGAAATTTAAAGCACCAACTGGTGTTACTTGGGGTTCACAAGGTTATCATTTAAAATTTGAAAATGCTGCTAATTTAGGTTTAGATAGTTCTGGTAATTCAAATAATTTTACAAAAAGTGGAAATTTAATACAATCAACAGATACTCCATCAGTTGGTCTTTGTACTTTAAATCCAAATTTAACTATTCCTAGTGGTTTTAATATAACGAATGGTAATTTAAGTTTTACTTGTAGTGGAAGTCAATGGCAAGGAAGTGTATCTTCAATAGCTCCTACAAAAGGAAAATGGTACTATGAGTGTCAGTATACAACAGGTTCTGGTATTAAATTAGATATCACTAGACAAAAACCAGATATGAAAAATATGCAAACTAATAATCAAAGTTATGGTGCATACAATGATGTTGGTTATGGTTATCAATTAAATAACTCAGGAACTGATTATTATTGTAACAACAATAGTTGTACAACTTGGGATAGTAGCGCTAATGGAAATAGCACAAAAATTTATATGGTTTGTATTGATTTAGATAATGGTAAATATTGGATAGGTGCTAATGGCACTTGGGCTAATAAAACTGGAACAGCAAACCCTGCAACAGGTACAGATCCATTACACTCTTTTAGTGCAGCTGTAAATGGTGAGCCATTTTTTATTACTTTATCAGCTGAAGGCACTGGTTCAACTCATCACGCTAATTTTGGTAATGGATATTATGGCACAACTGCTGTATCAACAAACTCAGGTAATGGTTATTCAGACGCTAACTCGGAAGGTAAATTTTCTTACCAACCACCATCTGGATTTTACGCATTAACTACAAGAAATTATAACACTTATGGATAAAAATTATGGCTTATAGTACAATTACAAAACCCGGCTTATACTTTAATACTAAACTTTATACCGGTAACGCATCAAACGGTCATGCTATAACAGGAGTAGGATTTAAACCTGATTGGACTTGGCTTAAGGCACGAAGTCAAGGATCTTATGACCATATGCTTTTTGATAGAGTCAGACAAGGTAGTGATTCACAACCTTTTGATATGAGATCAAATAATACTAATGCTCAAAGTACAGATACTTCAGGTATGGTAAGTTTTGATACAGACGGATTTACTTTAAACAATGGTGGTTATGTAAACCATTCTTCAGCTTTTGTATCATGGAATTGGAAAGCAGCAAACTCAGCTGGTGTAGCAAATAACAATGGTACTATACAATCAACTGTTTCAGCTAATGACGCAGCTGGTTTTAGTATAATTAAGTGGACTGGATCAGGAAGTGCTGGCACGGTAGGCCATGGTCTTAGTGCTACTCCAGTGCTTACTATTCGAAAAGTTTACAGCGGAACTGGAGACTGGTTTGTTCATACAACATTAATTGATGGTTCTTTAGATTTTTTAAAACTTAATACTACAGCTTCTAAATCAGATAGTTCTTTATCAGGTTTTACATCAACTACAGTTGGTGTTACTAACAATACATCAAATACAGTTCTTTATGCATTTAGACCCATAAAAGGGTATTCAGCTTTTGGCATTTATAAAGGAACTGGAAATACTGATGGGCCTTTTGTTTACACTGGATTTAAACCTGCTTTTGTTTTAACAAAAGTAACTTCTACAACTGATGGTTGGTCACTAACAGATGATGCAAGAGATAAAGTAGAAACTCCAAATGGTGCAAGACTTTTAGCACAAGATACTCAAGCTGAACAAACAAATGAAACTTGGGCGTTAATAGAAAAATATTCAAATGGTTTTAAAGTTAGAGGAACTGATAATGTAACTAATGCTAATGGTCAAACATATCTTTATATAGCATTTGCAGCAGAGCCTTTTGTAGCAAATGTAGGATCTAAAGGAATACCAACAACGGCAAGTGACACTAGATAATTATGACTGGAATATTAAAAGTAAACACACTTAGAAAAGAATCTGGTGATATTATTACGATTGGAGAATCAGGTGATGTCATCAAACAAGTTGGTTTACCTATTACTGCTACTCAAGGAACTTCATCTAATCCGATTGTCCTAAAAGTAACGGTTGCCGCAAAAACTTCTGGTAATGTCTATAATGGTCAAGGTAGTTCTAATGCATATTATATTAATGGAATAGAGGCACCAAGTTTTTTTATTGAAGGTAATGAATCTGCAAGTTACGAATACTATTATAAATTTGATCAATCAGATGCATCTAATGGAAATGGTGGTGGACACCCTTTAAGATTTTATTTAGATGCAGCTAAAACACAGATATTTTCAACTAACGTAACAACAAATGGTACACCTGGTCAAGCAGGTGCTTACACACAAATAAAAGTTGGTACTAACACACCACATGTTTTATACTATCAATGTAGTAGTCACGCTCTTATGGGCAATAAACTTATTAACCCAGCTACAAAAACTTTTAATCTTAGCGGAGCTGCTATAACCTTACCATCCGGAACGGGCACTGCAAATCAAGTTATAAAAGTTTCAAGTGTGTCTAATGGTATTTCAAGTTTAGCTTTTGGGGACCCTGTAACTTTTCCAACAGTATCATCTATCAGTCCAACTGTTATAGAAAACAATGCAACAAACGTTGTAATTACTGGTACTAATTTTAAAGATAGTTCAACACCACCAACTGTTGATGCAATCAATTCATCTTCAGGTGCAATTGTAACTGCAAATTCTGTAACATTTACAAGTGCAACATCTTTAACCGCAAACTTTACATTACCAGTTGATGGTACATATTTTTTAAGAGTAGAAAATAGTGATGGTCTTGCAGCAAGATCAGCCTCTGCATTATTAACTGTATCCGACGCGCCTGCGTGGACAACTTCAGCAGGAAATTTAGGAACAGTAAATGCAGCTGGATCTGTTAACTTTACAGTTGCTGCAACAAATGCTACAAGCTATGCTAAGACGTCTGGAACTTTTCCAGGTGGTGTAACAATTAATTCAAGCACCGGTGTAATATCTGGTACTGAATCGGGCTCAACATTAACGACTACGTATACATTTACTATTCGAGCAACGGATGCACAGGGCCAAACAGCAGATCGTCAGTTTAATATTGTTATATCTCATGGTGCAACAGGTGGAGGACAATTTAACTAATGGCTAGTACATATTTAAGTAAGACATTTTCAGGTTCAGGTACATCTGATAAAATTTGGACAATGAGTGTATGGGTAAAAAGAGGAAGTGTTTCTTCTGAAGGAGTAATATTTGCTGCAGGTACAAGTCAAAGAGAATTTATTAGATTTGAAACCAACGGTCAATTAACTTATCGTAGAGCTGCTGGAACTACATTTCAACTTACAACAAGTAGAAAATTTTTAGATAGTAACGCATGGTATCACATCGTTATTGCAGTAGATACATCACAAAGCACAGATACTAATAAATATAAACTTTATGTAAATGGAGAACTAATAACTTCATTGTCAACTGCAGTTTATATGAATAATAATTATTTAACTAAAATAGGTGGTGGTCAATTACATACTATTGGTAAAGATTCTGAACAGTCAGCTTATTTTGATGGTTATATGTCACATTTTCATTTTTGTGATGGTACACAATTAGCGCCAACAGTATTTGGTTCAACAGATGCGACTACAGGTGAATGGAAAATAAATACTTCTCCTAGTTTTACTCCAGGTACTAATGGTTTTACAATTTTAAAAAATGGCAACACAATTACAGACCAATCAGCTAATTCTAATGATTTTAGTTTAGGTGGTGGTACACTTACAAAATCAGAAGATTGTCCAAGTAATATTTTTAATACTTTTAATTTTAATGACAATTATTATGAAAATGGTGGATTTTCAAATGGTAATACTACATTTCAAACTACAAATAGTAACTATAGTCGTAACACTTCAAACCTAGGAATGACATCTGGTAAATTTTATTGGGAAGTTAAACCTATAGCAACAAATTCTCAAAGTGATTATTTTCCTCATATTGGAATTACAGCATCTCAAATAACAGGCACTCAAGATTTTGTTGGTAAAGCATCAACAGACTATGCTTATGGAACTAATAATGATGGTACTGGTAATAAAAAATGGAACAACGACACCGGGACTGCTTATGGTTCTAATTACGCTATTAATGATATTGTTGGTGTAGCTTTAGATTTAGATAATTTAAAAATATATTTTTCTAAGAATGGTACTTGGCAAGAAAGTGGAGATCCGACTTCTGGGTCAACAGGAACAGGTGCGGCTTATACAGTTACAGCACCAATTTCTACAGCGTTAGGGGCTTACTTTCCATCGGTTAGCAACTATGATGGAACTGGAAATGTAACTTTTGCAGCTAATTTTGGTAATGGATATTTTGGAACAACAGCAGTAGCTAGTGCAGGAACTAATGCAAGCGGTAATGGAATATTTGAATATGATGTTCCAGCAGGTTATACTGCGCTTTGTACAAAGGGGTTAAACGCATAATATGGCTTATACTACAATTAATAAATCTAAATCACATTTTAATCAAAAAATTTATACTGGTACAGGTTCAGCTGCATCAATAACAGGAGTTGGTTTTCAGCCTGATTGGGTATGGATAAAACGAAGAGATGCAACTCAATCAAATGTTTTCTTCGATGTTTTAAGGGGAACTGGAAAAAGAATAATGACAAATGAAACTGCTGCTGAAGAAACAGACGCACAAACTCTAACAGCTTTTGGAGCTGATGGTTTTTCTGTAGGAACAAGTACTCAGGTAAACAATAGTAGCTCAAGTCATATGTCTTGGAATTGGAAAGGTGGTGGTTCAGGTTCATCAAATTCAGATGCAACTGGTTCATATCCAATAACATCTACAGTATCTGCGAATCAAACATCAGGAGTTAGTATTGTCAAATATACAGGTAACGGATATTCAACTGCAACGATTGGACATGGATTAGGAGCAAAAGTAGAATGTATAATAATGAGACCATTAGGTTATGTAGGTGCATGGTGGATAGCTCACAAAGGTTTATCTACAGATAATGTTTTAGAATTTAATAATAATGCACAAGCTAATGTTTCTACTTTTGGTGGTGGCGGATTAAAGTATAGCACATTCACTAATGCTGTTTTTGGTGGTGGTAATGGTTCATCTAATTCAGATTTATGGAATAAATCAGGAGAAAATTATATTGCTTATTGTTTTGCAGAAAAACAAGGGTTTTCTAAATTCGGCAGATATTATGGAAATAATAATGCTAATGGTCCTTTTGTCTATACCGGATTTCGTCCACAAACTGTAATAGTTAAAAAAATAAATAGTACAGGATATTGGACAGTTAATGACAATATTAGAAATAGTAGAAGCGATAGCGATTCTAACCCATCTGACAGATGGATATATCCAAATGTAAATGATGCAGAGTACGATGCTTCTAGCTACACAATGGATTTATTATCTAATGGTTTTAAGATCAGGCACAATGGTAATTATCAAAACGCGTCAAATACTTACATCTATTTAGCATTTGGTCAAAGCCTGGTAGGATCTAATAATATTCCTTGTACTGCGAGGTAACCTCGCATGTATTTTGGTGCTACACCTTTTGCAGCCGCACCCTTCTCAGATGTAGGGTTTAATCCTAACGCATTCGTCAATGTCCTTGGATCAAGGATCAATGTAAACATTGGCAACTCTACAATATCTGGAGACGCTAACTTTTCAGTTACAGGTAATCGAGTAAACATATCTACTGGTAATGTAACTATTATTGGTAAGGCTCGAGAAGTCTTAACCGGTAATGGTCTAGAATTAGGTATAGGTAATGCTCAAGCTTCCATACCTAAAGATGTGCCAGTTACAGGAAATGGTTTTGAATTAGGTAACGGAACTGTAATTGCAAAAGCTGGAGCTAAACCAACAATAACATCCAATAGATTTAATATTGGTACAGGTAATGTTACAATTATTGGTAAATGTAATTTATCCGTCACTGGTAATGGTTTTGAAGTAGCTCTTGGTAATGCAACAGCTAAAGCAAATGCAACTGCAATTGTATCTGGTAAGAGATTTAACATAGGCACAAGCGATGTAACTGTATTGGCTAAAGCAAAAGCGTTACCTTCTGGAGAAGGACTTGAATTAGGTACATCAGATATAACACTAAGAATGTGGGAAGCAGTGCCTACAAACGCAACACAAACTTGGGTGGAGATACCGTAATATGTTTTTTGGAGCAACATCATTTTCAGCTACAACTTTTGCCGGAGTCGGTATTCAAAATGTTGTGGTGCTACCAAATGGTAATAGATTCAATATTGCTGTTGGAAACGCAGATGTGGCCTTTGGAACTAGTGTTACTGGTAAGAGATTTAACCTTGCCAATGGTACCGTTAATGTGGTATCTTGGAACGATATAGATCCAAACGCAACAGGGACATGGGTGCCTATTGACCCATTAAACCCATAGGAGAATTATGGCATCGAGCACGTCAAGTGATTTAAAACTAGAACTAATAACAACAGGTGAAAAGTCAGGAACCTGGGGTACTATTACAAATACAAATTTACAAATCTTAGAACAAGCAGCTAGTGGTTATATAGCTATCGATGTAGCAGCTAGTGATGTTGCTCTAGCTTTATCAAACCATGCTGTATCAAATGGTAAGAATTTATATTTTAAACTAACAGGAACTCTAGCAGCTAACAGAACAGTCACTATGCCTAATAGTGCTGAAAGAGTATTTATCGTAGAAGATGCTACAGCTAGATCATCAAACAATTACACACTAACAGTTAAGACTGTATCAGGGACCGGGATAGCTTTACCAATTGGATCTAAGTCTTTGGTATATTCAGATGGTACTAACGTAAACAAAGGTTTAATTAATAAGGGGTACTACACAGTACCAGGAGCATATACTGCAGTAGATGGAGATCAGTTATTAATTGATACATCTTCGGGTGGTATCAATAGTTCAGTAACAGTAACCCTACCAGCGTCACCTTCTATCGGTAATGAAGTAACTTTTATTGATAGTGGAAACAATGTTAACTCTAACAACCTTACAATTGCAAGAAACGGCTCAAACATATTAGGAGCAGCTTCTAATTTAGTAGTAAATACAAATGGTGCAGCTTTTACTTTAGTATATGTAAATTCAGCGAGAGGCTGGGCATACAAAGATAAAATATAGGAGCTAACAGATGGCTCTAGTTGAGTACAAATTTCTCCCTGGAATAGACAAACAATCTTCTGACTCTGGTGCAGAAAATCGTTGGGTTGATTCAGATAATGTTAGATTTAGATATGGTCTACCAGAAAAAGTTGGTGGATGGTCATCACTTGTTACAGATACCATAGTGGGTGTATCAAGAGCGATGCATGCTTTTACAGATCTAGCAGGTAATAGGTATGTTGCTATAGGTACAGATAAATTTTTATTATTATATTTTGAAGGTAAGCTTCATGATATTACACCATTAAAAGCTACCTTAACATCTGCAACAATCGCAACTACAAATGGATCACCTACATGTACAATTACAAAAGCAGCACATAATTTATCTGTTGGAGATATTGTACAATTAGATAATGTTACTTTACCAGGTGGTACAGGTTTTAGTAATTCTGATTTCGAAGATAAAAATTTTCAAGTTATAACTGTGCCTACAACAGGTACATTTACAATTACACAAACTAGTAATGCATCAGGCACTGTATCTGCAGGTGGTAGTTTAAGTTTAAAACCTTACGAGCCAGTAGGACCAAGAGCACAAACATATGGATATGGTTGGGGTGTTGCTGGTTGGGGTGATGGTAACTGGGGTGAAGCTGCAACAGCTTCTGAAGTATCTCTAGAACCAGGTCTATGGTCATTAGATAATTTTGGACAAGTATTAATTGCAACTATTGCAAATGGTAAAACATTTACATGGAATGGTGGAGCTGCATCAGCTTTAAATAATAGAGCCTCAACAACTACAAGTGGGTTTGAAACAAGTAACAACCCAACAGCTAGTAGATTAACTTTAATATCACCTACAACAAGACACTTAATTCATTTAGCTACGGAAACAACTATAGGAAATACGGCAACACAGGATGATATGTTTATAAGTTTC